GCTTTAATTGTTGGATTCGTACTTATGTTTAATCGCTTCATGAAAATCAGGAGCATACTTTTTTGCTAATTGCAAGTAGTATTTGTTTTTAACAGTTTCATCGTCTGTTGATTCATATTCAATTAAATCTCTAAGACGAGCTGCCATTTCGTATCGTTCTTTTTCTACACACCAATTTAACCGGTCTCGCATTACTTCTATGTATGTTTGTTGTGTCATCACTCAATTGTTAAATTATCTTCTTGTAGCATCTCTCTAATAACGTCTCTCAATCTATAACATACATCCATCTCGGCTTCAGTCGCTTCTCCATTACCTTCTAACGCAGCTCCATACTTATGGACACTACGGAGTTTTTGATCTAGTTCCCAAATGAGTTGTTTATACTTATGTCCATCTATTGCAACACGAGCATCATTTACTTCGTCTTCTGCAAATTCAATTATTATTTTTGCCATTATTCTATGTCTATTAGATTATACATCCATGCTATACTAGCATATTCAATTAATATATACGGATCGCCTACATCGTTCGTCATGAGATATACACGACATCTTTGGCCATCAACATCATATGCATACCAAAACATTCCGTTAGTAATTTCCTCGCCATTTGTATAAACGAAGTATTGTTGTGTTACTTTTGAATAAATGGTAACAGCTACTTTATCTATCTTGACTAGAACTTCATCGACATATTGAGGTTCGGCCCAATCAAATTGTCCGGAATGTTCATTTTTGTAGCCTACGGTAACTACTGTTGCTTTTGCAAATTCACTCTGTGTATAACCGAGTAATACTGATAGCCCGACGGCTAACGTTAGAAATAACTTTTTCATGTTTGTTTTATTTTATTTATTTAGTCCCACCATCCACGTATACCCGATCCATCAAAGAAGTCTAACCATTCTTTCTTTTTACTAAGCTTTGAATAGTCTTGTCCGTTAATTAAATGGATAAGTTCTTTCCATCCTGCTTTTTGTATTTCACGTGCCTTTTTAAGGATCACATCGTTATGAGCATCTTCTTCGTCTGTCGTAGTAGGTATCATGTAATATCCATTCGCACCATCTCCATCTTTTGGCTCGAATTTAAAGTCTTTATAGATAAATTGCATACCTAGTTCTTTTTCTGCCTCTTCAACAAACGTTTCTTCATTGAACATGTCAAGTAGATATACTAATCGTTTCATGGCTGCTACTTTCTTTCCTTTAGATACCCATTCTTCAATACCCCGTTCTTCTATGTTAGTATGCATATCTTTTATAGCAGTAGACATAAAGTCAAATACGCCATGGTGACCGCTATACCATTTATAGTTCCATAATGCTTTACGGAATATCCAAAGTGATCTGAAAAAGTTAGGAAGGTCATATCTTAACACCGTCCAATAACGTTGTAACTTGTATCTCATCTACGTTTCTTTTTAGGTGAACACTTATGTTGCAATTGATTATGATTATGTTTGTTAACACGCTGGGTTGATCTATGCATTTGATTACCCGTCTTGCGATGCTTGTTATAATTATAACCATGCTGTTGTGATGCACATGATACCAATATCACAGATGCAATCAAGAAGTAAATTAATTTTTTCATTCTTCGTTGTATTTATATTTTTCGCGTTTATATTGTTTACCGCTAGGTTTAACTTTCTGAATCATTTTTCTACGTATGATTTGAGCTACATGCCTTGGACGCAGTCCGTTAATCAATTGTTCATCATCTGTCTTCATAATCATCTCTGTTTACTATTAAATAATGTCCACGGTAGTAACCACACACTTCTCTCAAGTATGTACGCTCCGTACGCCATTGTGACCAATCGAAATCAACTTCGTGCCATGTCTCATCATTTGGGAATCTAACTCTTACTTTCATACTTATAATTATCCTTGTTCCACCCAACGGCATTCATAATTAGGAAGTACTGCCTTTTTAGCATAGTTATCAATACATGCCTTGCCGGTATGATACTTCCCTGCCGCCTTCTTCCAACATTTAGTCTTTTTATAATTTTCAGACATTATCTTCATGGAAATGTATACATTCAATTCTATACTATCACGTAATGCCTGCTTACTAACTTTGAAACCAGCATAGTGAGATGCATATTGTGGCATGATTTGCATAGGCCCGAGGGCACCGCATCTTGAAGTCTTTTTATGATCGTACAAGCTATCATTAGGGCCTCGATATGTTGTTTCTAAATAGGCAATATTGAAGGCAACATGTAACGGTATATCAAAGGAATCTGCATATAACACTATGGCATTATACATTCTCTCTGCATTGGTTAATGGAGCCGGTGGTATTGGCTCTGGATCTTCATTATACTTAGCAAATACTACAAATGACATTGAAATTAGCAGGCATACTGCAATAAAGTACATAACTTTCTTCATAGGCTTTAATTATAATTTTCATAAAGATAAGTACAATTTTTCAAAAATCCTAAGAAAATGTTAAAAAAGTTGTAAGTTATTGAAAATCAATGGATTAACGTAAAAAAGGGGCTTTGACACCCCTTTCTCTGTAGACGTTCTGGTTAAATGTTATCCGTTAATTAATTCTTTCTTTGACTTCTTGTCTGATAGATATGTATCAACTAATTTATCAATACGCTTATCCGTGTATGAAGCGCTTTGTGTAACTGCATCAGTGATCTGGCTATTAGTTTTTAATTCCGTTTCTCGCTGCAAATCAGTTACGCATTCATGGTTATTACGTTCCATGTTTTCCATCCTACGGTCTAAATCTTCACGTAAATGACGAATGTTTTCGTACATGTTACGATCGTTATTTGATATCCACTCTTCTATTTGCTTAATTGCTCTTAACAATCTGGTAATCTTAACTATACCCCAAACAATTGTTGCTATAATGCTAGCTCCAAGGATCGAGAGCATACCTAAAACAAAATACATTGTTTCCATAATTTATCTCCTATTATATTTCAAAGAACGTCTACATTGTGCGCCTTCCTGGGATCGAACCAGGCGCCTACTGATTATGAGTCAGTTGCTCTAACCTAATGAGCTAAAGGCGCTTAGGTAGTCGGTAGGGGATTCGAACCCCTATGACAAGAATGAAAATCTTGTATCCTAACCCTTAGATGAACCGACCAAGATTTGTATTCACCTTTTTCTTTACAGTCTTTTTAACAGCTTTCTGTTTAACCGTTTTAGGTTTCTTTTCTTTTCTAAGTTTCTTGGTTGTCATGGATTCTAATACACCTGGAGCATATTCAATCTCTGTCTTGATCGGGCCGTTCTTAAATTTTGAAAGATCATAGTACCATATACTAGTTCCGATATCGGTTGTATACGTACGCGTAAACTTTGTTTTGGCTTCCATAACTAATTATTAAACTTTGGTTGCGGGAGGTGGACTCGAACCACCGTCATTGGGCTTATGAGACCCAGCTGGAACCATCTCCAGTCCATCCCGCCACAATATAAAAATGCCTGAGACTACAGCATATGTACTAGGTCTTTTGTCGGATTATTTATTCCCTTCTTGTCCACCAACTTTTGGTTGGTATCCTAGCAATGCCGGTTATTTAAGTGAACCACTCTTTGAGCTACTTGTTTTGGACTACTCTCGTCGTACTCTATCTGTTCAACCCTGCCGAGCTGATTCATCCTTGCGGGACTACAAACTTTTCAAACGAATCACCTTAGGCTTGCGACCTTCGATGGCAATGGACAACCCATTACTATGTAGGCATCTTTCGTCCGTAGCTGGTAAGCACTTAGGCTTTGTTTAATTATTAGGTTTGCTGATAATATTGCAAAGTTTTAGTTGCAGATCGTGAAAGTAGTGGCTTACCATTAAGCTAACTCACCTTTTGAGCGAATCAATACTCAACTACTCTCTGAAATGTCCCCATCTCCATACTTCAAGAATTCTACATAAACCTACCTTGGTGGGTAAGTCTATGGTGCAGTAACAACACCACTTGTACACTGACATTGCCTTTCGGCTTTAAGATCCCTCTTGTATTGGAACTCGCAATTGTATACTTGGATAAGCATACTTCTTACATAATTCCTATAGGTTATTCTTGTTGTTCTTCCGAACTCAACTAAATGACCTGCATCACCTAGTCACTGATCCACTTCCCCTACAGTGTTACCCTCAGGTACAAAGGACCAATGATATCCTACTTGCCTACTCAAGCTCGCAACAACCGAAGCTATTACAAACCGCAAACCATTTTAACTAAGATGATTCACTTTATCCTGGTTTCCCAGTTTATTTAACGACCATAAGCGGCCGACTATCATTTATCAGATTAAATGTCTCATAATCAACCCGAAGGTCTCATAATCAACTACTGAATGGATAATAATATTTTCAAAGAACTTTTTATCTTTTAACTTATACCTAAATATAAGTACGATATTTCAATTTTCCTAATCTTTTTGAAACTTTTTTTCAAAAATCTTTCTTTCACCTCTTTCCCTTAATCTCTGCACTAAATATATATTCAATTTCTCATTTAGGCAAATCTTTTTTCAACTTTTTTTAATTCTACCGCCCACCCTTGTTTTCCATGGTTAGGGTGGGTGGGTAGAATTCGGACTCCTATTTAGCTTAACGTAGCGCGTATACTGCTACAATACACTTATTGGTTTTACGTCCTCATTTATGTTATTTGTTATATAACAATTGTAGTCAGGGCCGGACTCGAACCTACACGAGCGTTACAGCTCATCAGATTTTAAGTCTGACATGACTACCAATTCCATCACCCGGCCATTGTTAACTAAATAACCATGCTACAAACTTAAACACATTGATAACTGCCCATATGGTAATAACACCTACCCCAAATATCGCGGCTATCATTGTAAATACATCTACTGGATCTTTTTTCATATATCTCTTATTAACAATCATAAATATAAGTACATTTTTTCAAATAGGCAAAGCTTTTTGTAACTTTTTTTCAAAAAAGTTGTAACTCATTGATAATCAAAAGTTTATATGATGACGCCCTTTAGCACCAAACGGATTACCCACTTGCAAGTAATAACAATTAAAGCAAAGCATCCGTAAATTCTCCCGTACATGATCATTACGATCCCCATTCAAGTGATCCAATAACAATGGAACTGTATAATCAGTTATACGTCTTTCTTCAAAACCGCAACAATCACACTTCTCTTCGAACTCTCCCGATCTTAACAAGCGTTCTTTAAGCTTGTATCGATTATATCCATAATGTTTACCTTCCAGAATAGCCTTGATACTATACGGTCCGGTCAATTTAACTGGCATTGGTTTTGGAATACCTTTACCATATGGATTCTTATGTAGATCAAATAGGGTCTTTCCAGATGCAGAATCGATATACATTTTTGCATACTTCTTGTATACATCATATGATACCTTAAGGAATCTTGCAGCACCTTTACATGACTTAGAGTTTTCCATTGCATAACGGATCTCTGTCTCTGTTAAGTTGTAAGGCTGTCTTCCTTGTCCTTTTGCAAATGGCATAGCTTAATTATAAATGTTCTACTTCAATCTCTGCGCCGTTCTCATCGTCTTCAAACACTGATACATATGTACATTCAAAGTGTTCCAATAACTCACGTGCAATCATTTCACAACTCATTGCTCCGAATACATGACTACGATCTGATGTATTATAATACTTATCATGTAGATATTCTATTACATCACGTTTAAACATAATGAATTCAATATCGCGGTCGTCGTAGTACACTGCTTTCTTAAGCGTTACATGAAACATGTGCCTATGTAAATCTGATAAGAATGCTACTTCTGGAAAAAGATCTTTTGCAGCGGGCCAACAATGTAACCCATCTACTTGTAATTTAACTATAACATTTGTTTTCATTAGAATAAATCATTTAAGTGTTCTGGACATTCGTCTATGATATACTTCTTAACAAATACCGTCCATTTATTTCGTAACCAATTAATCATGATTAAATATAATAACTAATTTATAGAAATCCAAATTATTTCTTAACAACTTCTACAGATACCGTTAATCCAGACTTTGACAACATGGAATAAATCATAAGGGCTGCAGTTTGATCTCCGTGGTATACAGATACCGATCCATTTTCATGTACTAGATTAGCTAATTGTACAGCCCGTAAAGTATTACACATAGGTAATGACGTTGTAAATGTTTTGATCACATGTTCAAATGAATTAACACTATCATTATGTACTATCAATACACAACGCTTACGTCTCTTACGTCCTTTACCTTTCGAAGTGCTCAATTTTAACGACCTTGTCTCCATACTTTGCTATTAAATATCTTGTTGCTCTTGTCCTATCTTCATGGCCATATGCTGTAACTGCTTCGATTACATCTCTGTAGTCATCAATAATATATACTTCGTATACGTTTTGAGTATCAGTTGGGGCTATTTCGCATTGATCTACGACCTGGCTTAGTATTTTCCAATTCATCTATTGCCTTTTGTATTAACGTACACTTTTCAAATTCATCACGGTTTGCATAATAATCTAACATCTGTGACAATAAAAACTTTTTCTTTTCTTTATCGAAATAGTCTGGCCAAACACCTGCTCCGATTATTATACTATATACTTCTTCAACGGTTAGTTCTAAATAATTATCACTCATACCGTTAATATAATAACATTATTTCAAAGAAACAAATTAATAAGATATGGTTCCAACTGCTTGTTGTAAACGTGACTGAGCTGATTCAAAACAGACTAACTTAAAGAAATCGTTGACATACTTTGCACGATCATTTTTATACTTCAAGTAATAAGAATGTTCCCATAGATCCAATCCGATAAGAATATCACCTGGAATATCTACTATGTTCATATATGGATTGTCTTGATTAGGTGTAGTTGCAAAATATAACTGTCCGTTATGATGCATTAACCAACACCATCCAGATCCAAAATGTTTTGATGCAGCTTCGATAAAAGCTTCTTTGAATTTATCAATTGATCCGAACTGTTCATTGATCATTGTCAATAAAAGACCTTCTTCAATCTTACCTTTACGTTCTGGATTGAGTCCATTAAAAAATATTGTATGGTTGAAATATCCACCCATATTGTTTCGAAATGTATCACTATATGATCCTACCTTAGATAATAAGACACGTTCAACATCATCGCCGTATGTTACTGGAATAGCTTCTTTTTTTATAGCTTCGTTAGCCTTTTCTATGTATCCCATATAATGTTTACTGTAATGAGTCTTCATAGTTTCTTCATCAAATGGAGAATACTCATTGTATTTGAATGCTAACTTTACTGGTGTTAGTTCAAACTGCTCTACTTCACGTAATAATGATTTTAATGATATCATGATTTATTTTTCTACTTTCATGTCTTTAGCTGTTTTCATATCTTCTTTAGCCGCATCTATCATAGCCTTACCCTGTTCCATTTTAGCTTTTGCAGCTTCTATCGCAGCTTTTTGTTCCTCTTTAGATGCTTCAGTCAATTCATCGTCATCATCCAAATCTTCATCATTCCAATTTGGATCAGTCTTACCTAGATAAAAATCATCATCATCATCCATATCAACTACATCAAAATCATCCATATCATCACTATACTCTTCATCATCCATTGGAGCCAATTGATCCATAGTCTTTATTAAAGAATCTCCAGGTGAATATGTATCGCCGCTATTAGTAACCGAATATTTAACAATCTTACCAACATCTCCCGGTAAATCCATTATCTTTTGTACAATACCCATTGATCCGTAATGTATGCAATTTGGATTGACATTCTGGATCATGTCACCTACTTGAATTGTATATGGTTCTGATACATCGGATACACTTAAATCTTCTTCAACTTTTTTAGGAAGATCTTTATGTTTAGTGCCCGCAAATTTTTCCAATTCTTTTTCTGACATATCATCGGCTACTTTAACAATAGCTTTGTTAACATCTGACTTTGCAGTATCACCACGCTTAACACTTAAAGCAGTACCAAAGAATTTTTGTTGTTGCTGTGATAAAGCTTTTTCTACTAATGATTTAAGTTTCATATTCTGTTTTCCTTCAAATGGATTTTTTTTATCTTCTTTTTTATCCTCTTCACCTTCCTCGTCTTTAGTTTTCTCTGCTTCCTTTTCCGCTCCCGGCACTTCATCTTCCGAAGCTTTCTTAAATGTTTCTAAATCAATGTGTTGATTGCCGACTAACAGATGATCGATCAGTCTATAATCAAACGATTCCATTTCGCCGTCACTGTTCATACCAAATCCAATATCATTATCTTCTACATCGTCAGTATTAGTAATAGTCAAATATCCACCATCGACATACACTTTTACAGGCATGCCAGTCAAAACGAATTGACCTATAGTAATGTTATCAAAATATTCAGGTGTTTCTGCCATAAGTTTCCAATTTAATATAAATATCTATCATTACATAAAGACTTGTATACAAACAATTACCACTGCCAGTAGTATGCATATAAATGTTTTCATTGTTAATGGCTCATTAAATAATATCATTGACATCGTTGTAAATACTATTATACCGACAGCAAAACCTATTAATCGACTCGGCCACAGTTCTCCTTCACTAGCTAATACTAGATACTTGGTAGATTGCATGTATAACCATGCCAATGGAATTCCGCCTAATAAAACGAGCCAAGTGTGATCTCTGAAGGTTTGATATTTAACGTAACCTTGTATTTGAATAAAGGTTAGTATTTGGGCTACTAAGCCATATATAAATCCAATAACGTAGTTCATGATTTAATAATTAAAAGTTTTAAATCGCCCGTACCTTTAATTACACGATGTATTCTCTCTTTCTGAATGAAAATAGGTTTATCAAAACTAATAGGCAATTCATTATCGAATTGAAATTGCCAATCTGTTAGATGTAGTGCTTCAATTGTACGATCCTCGGCATCCATGTGCCATATAAGATCCATTTCATCTGTAGTCGATTCGAATAAACGATAAGATAAATTTTCTAGTGTAACTTCTTTGTAAGGTTTCATTTACCAATAAGTATTCATATTCGGCCCCATACCAAGACCTTTAGAGTATCTCGGAAGATTGCAAGCCCAGTAGCCCGCCTTTGTACGATCCTTCTTTTTATCACATTGATGACGTGCAGCAAACGCCTTTCTGGCTTCTGGGTTACGTATCTTTGCACTTAAACCGGTAGTATCACCGAATGATATCTTTTTAACATTACCCGTCTTAGGATTTTTTACGTATACGTAATATTTACGGCTACCACCTCGTTTAGGTTTATTAAGATCAACATCCTTGCCTTGGTATTCAGCTTCACTTATGTTTTCAATCATAGGTAAGTCTAATGGTACCATTACATTTTCATATAATGCAAATTCTCCGATATCAGTATTCAATACTTCTTGATCATAAACATCTGCCAGCAACTTACCTTCACGTAATAATCGTTTAGCTTCAATCATTAACATGCAATATGCAGAAGATCCATATCGAAATACATTGTCATGTATTGATATTTTATTATTGATATGATATCTTAAATTTTCTGATATCACTATCTCGTTGAGTATGTCGCCTAATTTTACCATCAAATATAAATATTACTTATGTTTGTTACTACGAGGTTTTTGTTTAGGTAGTTCATCATGCTCCGTACGTATACGTTTCTTCATCTTCTGCTTTTTGATAGGCTCTTCATCGTCGTAACTATCAATCTGATTAGGATGGATCTTTGCCATGTTAATTTGGAATTCTAACTTTAAGTTTTGAAATAGCATCTAAAAACTCTTCTGCGGTTAAATGCTTACCGCGATCTGATACAATGTCAATATGATTAATGATATCATGTTCAGTATCGATAATTTTTTTAAGTACTTTGAATCCGCTAGCGGCCCAAAATACTCCGAAGCCATTATCTTCTCCTAACTGCCTATCATCTTTAATAACATCTTCCATTGTATCATCTGGAAATAAAATAAAATATCTCATTTGTTATAATTATTTTAATTTTACTAATTCGTGTTCATAGGTGTCTACATGTAGAATTGTAATTTTGAAACAATCAATATTGTATTCGCCGCATACTTCGGTCGGATCTACATCTTTAATTGTCTGTGCTATCACATGTGATAAATTTTGTATGATATCAAATGAGCCTTGAGTAAATCTATTAGCATCGAATTCAACTACTATATCATTTTCTGCATATGGATCGTTTTCTTTTTTAATAAGTACTCGTGTACGTAAATCAAACTTAGTATTAGACTGTTCCATTTCAATATAATCATGCAACCTACCTATACTAAATACTTCCTCTGTATATATTCTATCACACCATGGCTCTAGGGCTTGTAATAAACTAAGATTGCCGTTATTCATTATAAATGCTACATTATACTTAGGCGGTATGATAGGTTTGAGTAATGCATCATGTTGTACAAAATGTCCCCACTTACGAATAAAGTTTCTACTACTGCGTACATTCTGAGCTTCCCATTCGGAACTATTCTTACCCGGTGTAGTTAATGTAGGATTAAATCTACTACCACGGCAGGTCATATGATATACACATCCTTTCCATGTTTGTATAAACTTAACACCGTTCAACTGAAATCTATTAAAGATATCACTATCTTCTTTACTTTGCGGAGCATATAATGGATCATGACCTCCAATCTCTTGAAAATCTGCTTTCATGAAAGCCCATGGAGCAAATATACCTTCAGTTGTAGTATTTCCTTTAAATCCATCAGCTAATGAAAACCATTTCAAAAATTCTCCTTCATTAAAGTCTTCAGGCTCAACTCCCCAATCTGCTAATACCTTCTCCGGACCATCCGGATGTAATGGCGGCTCAATTCTTGTTAATGATACAATTGTCTTTGGCTGAATGTACTTTTCAATTTCATCTAATGCGCCTGGGCATAGATACATATCTGCATGATAGATCATACATTTATCGTAGCTAGCTACTTCGTTGATCAGTCTATCATATAAAATAGTATGTCCTAATCGTTCCGGTCCTTCATTGCGTATACATTTAAAGTTAGTATCTCCTCCTTCAAGTACTTGTTGGCACCATTCCCATGTACCATCATCACTAAAATCATCAGCTACGCATATCTCCACGATATGGTCACCTTGATTATCTCTAATTGCTTGATACGCCCATTTAAGGTATTTCAAGTTATTTCTTGTCGGTTGTATTATTGATATCTTCATATTTGTTTATTTAAATACGTTGTGTATTGTTTCATATAATTTACTGTAATCTCGATGTCCTCGTGCTAATATATCATCCTTTTTATCGATGATCGGATGTATTGGAGCATTGGATAATTTTTTAAAGTATGAATCACCGTCAAAATATCCCGGACGTATATCTCCAGATGTATTAACATAAATTACAACGGGCATACTAAAATAACTACATAAAATACTAGATCCACCGCCCATTGATATAAATCCGTTAGATCTAGAATATAATTTCAACTGGGCTTCGTTGTACGTGCCCGGTATACTTTCTATAATATCGTCAAATAGATAAGCGTTATCTAACATCTCAATTAATTGATAATCGGTAATTACGCCAACACCGTCGACATTCGCTGTAATATTTAAGTTAACTAATTCATTAGGATCAGTTGCGAACTCGGTATTTTTCGGCCGTTTATATATAACAGAATATCCTTTTTCGGTTAGATATGTAATAATGTTATACAAAGATTCTATATCAAAATATCCTACCGGGGTAACACCGTGTTCTAAATTATATCGATTTGATATCACAACAAAATTATCTGGCAACTCTAACGATGCATCATAGTACTTAGTTTTATAATCAGGTGCTATCCATTTTGAATAATCTAAGCATCCGTTAACTTCATACTTTTCAGATTCCGATAATTCAGAATAATCTCTACCTGTTAATGCTAATGCATTATGATGTATCCATGAATTTGGTAGATTCTGTACGCCGTTAGTATTGTTATCTATACTACGATTGGAATAACGTTCTTCAACATTATCCGTGAAATAGTAAAAAGGTTTCATACCTGTACATGTAACTACCTTTTCTAATAACCCTTGTTGTTGCAACCAATTGGCATATGGAATTGAACATGCTAACTCATATCCAAATTCGGGGCACACATCAATTATCATAATAATATTGTTTCAATTGTTTGAGTTGATCTTGTATATCAAGCGTTTTAATATCTGACATTAAACATTTATCAATTCCTTTATCTATTGGAACGATGTTAACATGTTTATTAAATATATAGGAAATAGTTTGTAATAACAAATATTTAGATATACAATTACTTGATATAATAGTTTCTGTATCATATGACTCCCAGTTATTCATTAATAACTCACTTTGCTTAGCCCATTCATAAGTAGTAATGCCATTCCACATTGCTTGTGTATATCCATCACATGATGAGCTATTTAAATTTAGAAACCATTCAAGTAAACTTTTTTTATCTCGCAATTCCGGCCCGATTATCGAACTTTTTATAATTTTTGTACGTTTACCATGAAGTAGTATATAATCTCGGGACGCTTTTTTAGATAATCCATAGTCATCATCATCCATTTCACAATCAGTACCGGGATGAATAATTTTAACATTTGAGTTTTTATCTAACCAGCCTGGTAATGTTGTATTAACATTGAAGTCGGATGTCTTTTGTGGTATTGCTCCTATGGCATTGATAATAAAATCGCCTGAAAAATTCTCTATAGCTGACATAAATTCCTTCGAAGGAAATCTATCGTTAATTGTAGAAACATTATAGCCATTACCAGTAAAATATTTTACTAGCATATGGCCTAACATTCCATTATGACCTAGGATTAAAATATTCATAACTATTTAAAATATTTTTTAATTCATCTTTACTAACAACTACCTTGTCACTAGAAAAATCTGTGAATGGTAATGCTTCATTATACACATCTTTATAGTGCATAATATAATAACCATTATCTGTTTTTACTCTTGTAGACTCTTCGTACGAAAACATAGATTCATGAATCTTTTCTGAAATTCTAGGAGTTCCTACTTCATACTCTAATCCGAATTGTTCATGATAGATTTCAAACAAATCTATAATTCTAAAAGCTTTTACATTTGGTATTACATTATGTCCTGTCAATGTCAATGCATGTTCTATTAAATCGACAGCTTGGTCTGCGGTTATCATAAACCTAGTCATCTCCGGAGAATATAATTTCAACTTATATTTTTTACGTATAGCATCCCATATTAATGGAATTACACTACCGGTAGAATTTAATACATTACCATATATAGCTGATGATAATAATACATTGGATTTTTCTGCATTGACAATAAACGACTCGCCGGCTACAAACTTCATAGCCCCATACAATGTAGTAGCCGCTCTAGATTTATCTGTCGATACAAAACATGCAGCTGAAAAATTATTTTCCTCTGCGACACGTCTCGAATTAACAGCCCCATTAATGATAGTTTGTATACTTTCTTCTATGTTTTGATCAACTGCTTCTATCTGTTTTAATGAAGCAGCAAAGATGCCTATATCATGTCCCTTAGATGCTCGTTTCATTAAATCAAAATCTCGTACATCCCCTATTACACAATTAATATTAGGAAATTCTTTTTTAAGATAATAATGTTTAGCCTCATCTCGACTATATATAGTAATTTCATTATCGGCATAATAACGTCTAATTAGACTACGACCGAGAAATCCAGCACCGCCCGTAATAAAAATTTTTTGATTTTTCATATAAGTATTTTAGTTTATTTCTTGTTAGTCATGTTATTAATATTTTCATGAAAATACTTAATTGTCTTTTCTAGTCCATTTTTTACATCCACATCGGGAGTATACTTTAATAACTTCCTAGCTTTATCTACGCTAGCTATCGACATCGGTATATCACCTATACGAACAGGCCCGTATATAACTTTTACTTTAGACTTCATTATACTACGTATTGAATTAAATAATTGCTTTATAGTAGTCATACCACCGGCGCCGATATTAAATTCCTCACCAAAACATTCTGGGTTAGTAGTAGTTAGTGCTAAAATATTAGCTTGTACTGCATTATCCACATATGTAAAGTCTCTGCCATATGAGCCATCGCCGTTAATGATAGGAGCTTGTCCATTACCAACTGCTGTGATAAACTTAGGTATTACAGCTGCATAATCACCATATGGATTTTGTTTAGGCCCAAATACATTAAAGTATCGTAATCCAATTGTTTCTATTCCGTAACATCGATTATAAACTTTTGCATATATTTCATTAATACGTTTAGTAGCAGCATATGGAGATAATGCATCGCCTATACGATTTTCTTGTTTAGGTAAAAATTCATTATTACCGTATACTGAAGATGACGATGCGTACACAAATCTTTTTATGTTTTTTATACGTGCAATTTCTAATAAATGAAAAAATGCTTCTACATTATTTTTTTGATAGATATCTGGCTGAGCAACTGATCTTGGTACCGATCCCATCGCTGCCTGATGACATATCATAGACACGTCACATGCTTCATGATATTCATTTAACTCCAATACATCTTCATGATAAAATTTGAATGATGGAGTCGACATTAAATCTTTAATGTTATCAATTTTACCAGTAGATAGATTATCTACACAATTCACCGAAAATCCTAATTCTATTAGTTTATGACATATATGAGATCCGATAAATCCAGCTCCGCCTGTTACTAGTATTTTCATAGTTTTATATATTTAATTCTGTTATTATTGATTGCCATATTAATTTATACTTAGATTCTGAAAAATTTTCATTGTATAATTGTTTTGAGTTGCTACTACAATGATTATAAAAATCTTTATCGTTGCAAAGTAATTTCATTAACTGTTTTGCTGTTTTTATATCATCCGGGTCAATTGATAAGTCCGGAAAACATATTCTTTGAGTGTTACTATTAATATTACCTATACACGGAATTCCTAAATACGCGCAATTTAAACTAAAAGTACCTCCAATTGAATTAGGATTGAGATGTACAGCATACTTAAAGTTATTTAATGTATGAATCCATTCTGTCCAATTCATATACGGTAAATGTGTTATGTCATCCATAGATAATTCTAATTCTGACATTCGTCCCATTCTTGGGGCATATACTCTCTCACCTGATATCTGTGCTACTATCAATGAATTAAATCCTCCGTACCACCTAACTAAATTACCGCCTATAATGATGCCATCACGTTCAACACTATCTGTAATTGATATATTATCCTCGATCATTAATGTTGGATTGATATAACATGGTTTTTCTAGTAGTCCTTCATAATACTTTTTATCTACATCGTTATGTGCTAAAACAAAATCAGACTGTATCATTATATTATAGAACCATAATGATTGATCTAAAGGTAAATCTTGAAAATACCATGACGGCCCTTCTTGCATAAATGCATATCGTTTACATACTCGTTTAATATGTGATACAATATCAACCTGCATGAAATTTGTAACATGTTTTGGAATTATTAGAATTCCTAAATCATATGAATTATCTGGCAACGACTGTAATTTTAAAATATTATGATGTATTGCATCTTGTGCTACAAACCATGCAAATTCAGTACGCATATTATCATGAGTACGTGGCGTCTTTCCATCAAACGCCATTTCAGAAAACCATGCTATTTTTTTCATATTATGCACTTGCATGATTCATTTTAATATCTTCAAACCCTTCGCCGTAAATCTTAACCATTTCGTTTTTATAACCTACACGTATTTTATTTAATTCGCGTATGGCAATTGCACGACGACCTACCTCTTCTAATCCTAATTCAGCTTCTTTTCCTTTTCTAATATCAGATTCTAAGTCCCATATTCTACCATTAACATCTTTAAGATTAAGTACAAATTCTAATGTACCTTTATATTTAATCAATTCTTCATGTAATGTATCAATCTCTAACTGATTATCCGCATCTGCACGTTCTCTTTTAAGTAACGCAATCGAATAACGATCTGCAATCTCACTAATTGGCATTTTCATAATTATTCCTTTATTTTATTTATAACATCTTGCATAGTAAATGTAGATGATTGATGACGTAATGTCATTAAATTTTGTTTTGACATTGACTGTAACACTTGCCACCAATCTCCTTTTTCTGTCCCGCAAAATCCACGTGGATTATTTTCGTTTAATATATATAATCTTTTGTTAGGATGCCTTCTGTTATGTACATGTAGTATATTTTTTATTACAAACTGTACAAATTGATCGCCTAATACTAATTTAGCCATATCAGCAAAACTAGTATCTTCACCGGAACATAACAATGATTGCGGTATGTTAACTCCCGACTTAATAAGGTCTGATTTAATTACTAAACATGATCCATCGAACTTAGGTGTTTGTAGTATTCTAATATCTACGTCATCTACTTTATCATTAATTTCATACATACGGTCTAATGACATATACGATTTACTTGAAGCTTCATTTTCTAAAGGCCATACATCGTCATCAATAAATTTTACATTTGTAAAATCGTTATGTTCGATAACTTCCCATGAAGCATCCCACATCTTACGATCACTAAAATATAAAACATACTTAAAAATTCCTTGGCTCTTAGATTGATGATCCACACCTTCAATGATCTGTAAAGATTCTTTAGGCCATAAACTATCAGTCTCGCCCCATAATACAAAATCATATGTAGTACAATAATTGTAATTAAGATCTCGACGATAATCTGCAATATTATAAGGGTTAGATGTATTATCTTTTACATCTACTATTAACTTACATCCTATACGTTCTATACGTTCGACACATTGATAGAAACGACTATTTAATTCACTTAATGAAATAGCAGATGTATCAATACTTTCAAAGTGTTCGGATATGTTCCATGTAAAATGATACGTAACATTCTCTGGATTGTCAATTCCTTGTATCATTCCTATACATGAATCTATATATTCAGGTAACATTTCTATTTCATAAAACATTACATGTACGCCTACAATATATTTGTTTTTTAATTTCATATGTATTTGTGTTTTACTAATTCCCATGTTTGTCTCATTAAATTATTCCTGGTTGCGCCGCGATCAGGCCATCCGGAAAAAATCCATGTATAAAAGTATTTAATGAAAAATGGTGTATTATCGTTATTAAGTTGCCAGTTATGTACTAATACTTCACGTCGATATAAATGATTAACTCCATATACAATCGGCAATAGTTTTATATCAACGTGTTTCATACGTAAATAATAATTTAGTACTGGTTGGTCGCGGCCTCGTTTAATTGATATATCCTCTTTATTTAAAATCTTATCATGATTAATATAATAAAAATCTTTTAATTCTTCAAATATTTGTCTATGTTTTTTATTGAAAATGCAAAAGCCAGATGCAAAATAATCATTATATCTAAATGATATATCCGGAAACATATCTGCATATCCATTAACACTTTGATATGTCCACTTTAAATTTTCATTTCCGCGTAATGCACAAAACTTATATTCCGTATCATTAAATATATTAGGCATATCCCATTTAGCCATAATACTAGCATCCGTTAATAATATTTGATCATAATTATTAATTCCACTATTTTCAATGTATTCAAACACATCAAACCAACGTTGCCAATTAACTTTGTATTTTAATAAATCTTGTTCCTTAGTATTTTCATATGCAATGAAATAACAATTATTTTTTTTAGCCCAATATTCCCAAGTTTTACGTGAATATTCCATCCAGTTATAATCGCCGTACTGATGCTTTTCAATAACAGCTGGATCGTTACTTTTTACTCCGACCCAAAACACTACATTTTTATTTTCCATATAAATACTCGTATGTTTTTTTCATCCAATAATATGCAACTTTATTATCTGTATTATCAGGCAGACAATTGTATTGATATATCCATCCTAACTTTGTAAATAACATATCTTCTGTCAATATTTCCTTACGTATTAGATCAATCATGTTATACTCATATGGCAATAACTTTAGTTCAACCCGCTCATGCTCGACTAAAATATTAAATGGCGTTTGATCTGTGCCCACATGCATGGTCTCAAGTTGTTTTAATATATCTTTATTGTTCCAGTAAAAGTCTGTTATAGTTTTGAAAAACTTCTTATGCTGTTCATTAACAATAATAAAACCGCAGTCAATATAATTCCAAAATTTAGATTGATATCCATTAAATAAATAATGACTATAATTTTCTATACTACGTAATACCCAGTCATAACTTCCGTCATTATGCACACCTACTAATTTTCGGTCCGTCATTTCAAAAAAGTTAGGACAATCTGGATGTACGATTGTATCTGCATCTATCATTGCTATTTGATCATATTCAATTCCATTAGAATCTAAAATATCAAATAAATAGTATCGTTGCCAACAGATACCCATTTCTTTATAATCGACTAATGTATCAGATAAAATAAACATTTCTACATTGTGTTTATCACACCAATGTTTCCAACTATTAATAGAATACTGGTAAGGAGCTCGTCTAGACGATGCCCATCTACCATCGCCCTTAAGGTCAATATCTAAAATAAATACTATATTTTTCTTCATATGTCAATATACTTTATACCTTTATTACGATCTACATTAATAGCAAATGAACTTTTTTCTCCGTTATCTTTACAATCATTGATCAGATATCGCACGCCTCCGCCAACTCCCATGATGAGCTGGTCATAAAATATACCGACATCTTTTAATTGCTGAATTGTAACATCACGTAATGATTCTTTACGACCAGTTAATAATAATATACGATACCCTTTACGTTCCCATTCTAATAATTTACTTATAGTACCGTCGAGTAATTGCATTTTATGTGCAGGATTTGATGCTTTAGATGGATCAACATGTTGTACTAATGTACCATCGATATCACAAATTATTGTCTTTGGTCTAATTTCCATTTAACTCTTTAAGTTTTAAGTATATACGTTTTTGTATTTCAGAATCAATATAAGGAAAATTATTTTTGATTCCTAAGAATTTATCGACTGATACTACATAATGACCGCAAATTTGTATAAGTTCTGTTTTATTTTTTAACGGGTCAAATTCAGCAGTTACCCATTTTTTCCATTTGCCTGACTGATAACATATATTCCATAATTCTTCTAACATATTATCAGTATTAATACGATCTAAATACGTTTGAGTTTCGATAAGTCCAAACTCAGGAGCAATGTTAATACTATGTAAACCTAAATCAAATTTTTGTTTAATTATATCAACTGGTATATAATCTCCGTTATGCTCTTTAGATATAAGATTATGCTTTTTACATACAGATAACATGTTTTGTAATCGAATAGGATCAAATTGTCCAGTCTGCAGATTACCATTTAATGAAGTGCCAGATTGAATTACTAAATATTTTATTTGATTAAATATTACAGCTGGTAGTTTAGACTTAAGTTGGCATACTAATTCATCTAATTCGTATGATTCAAATTTTCTAATAGACTGTTCAGTGCCTATTTCATATTCTATATTAGGATTTATCTCATAACAATATTGTATCATACGAATTGTTTCATATAATCCTAATTCAAATGTTGGATATTTTTTCCATGGATCGATATGAATAACATCTAAATGATTACAATCCTCTGCTAAAGATACATAACCATCGTCATCTATTTGACCCTGACCCGGGCCGGCATGATCTCGTACTAGTAAAATGTTATTAGTTTTACTTCGTACATAATGAGCAAATTCACTTGTCGTCCAATTGTTAACATATCCGCCATTGAACTCAATTTGTCTACGTGATGGTATTAATGCTAATTTATGACCCGTATTATTAGCATATTCGATAGCTACATCGACTACGTTTTTTGTCATAGGTCCTATAAAATATTGTATGTTTGTCATATATGATTAAGATATAATTTATATTGTTCTTCTGCCTGTAACTGCGCAATTATCTTTCCTTGTTCGGTATGCGGCCTTGCATCTATTAAATTTCCTTTAGTAACTACATCAACAGGAGTAGCATTAAAAACATATCCAGATAGATCATAAACCTTATGCCAATCCTTACGCGTAATAATTTGATATGGTATATTTTTTTGATTACATGTATACTGCACTGCCTTACTAAATCCGCCATTACCTAATATAGTTAAAAAATCAATACTCTCCAAAATATATTTAGAAACTCCTAACCAGTCCGTGTTATATGCTTTCAAATACCCGTCAATGTTAATAATAGTATTAGCTGCTTGAATACATTTACTTGCATCATCCATCTCATCTACATGATCGAGGATAGCAGTTTTAAACGGCATGCTAACAGCAAATCCAGATATATTTAATGTTTTAACAGCTTCAATAGACTTAACTATGTTATCCGAGTAAAATGATTTGTATATCGCGTTAACATTATTCTCCTCAAACTTTGAATTAAAGAATGTACAGCCGTTATTCCCAGGATTCGAAGAAAACGAACAAAATATTTTTGTATCTTTATTTATTAGCATTGCTAAGTAACTCTATAGATTTAAACCAGAGCATTTTTGAAAATTTATCGTCATGCAATGGCGACATATTCAAGAAAATAAGTCCCGTAATAAACTTAACTTTATTTAAGTCAAATCCTTGCTTCAATATCCATTGTTCATATTCATGCTTGAAACGAGTCAATTGGTCTGATATTGAATATGAATAATCAACTGTCGATAGTCCTTCGTTTAACATTATGTACGAAACGTCTTTAACTTTATCATATGGTATAATACAACCTCCGTATAGTTTTGCTAAATCGTAATATAAATCTCCACCTGATGTGTTACCTGCAAATGATTCGCGCCAATCGATATATGTAAATTTATTAGTCGTATGATCAAATAAAATGTTATCAAATTGCAAATCACCATGGAATAATGAATATATCTCAATCGAAGAGTAATCAAACGATATGTTTTTTAATATAGTATTTAAAGATTCATATGCAATACCATTAATGGTATACTGTTGTTCTGCATACCGGTCACCGTATATATCTGTAAATTTATTTTTACGTTGCATTGTTTTATTTTCATAGAACAATTTAAAGTCGTTGACTTGGCCCTGTATGAAATTAGATTGACTAATGATCGATGTATAAAAATCTAAGAATTTAAGATAATACTCTAACTTATCATAATAATATAATGTATTACCATTTTCCCAGTCATAACTAATAAAATGTTTACTACTTGAAAAGTTTATAGGAATAATATTTTTTAATATATGTGCACGTTTTGTTTTATTTTCAATAAACTCAGCATCTGGATTGAATTTAATAAATTTATTTTCTTTATACGTGATTTCGTCAGTAGTTTTATACAAAGATAATGGATCGTCGCCTAAATATTCTTTAGTTTTATTCAAATCGTCTAAATTGCCAGTATCTAGCCATTTTAGATGTTTAGCTTTAAATCCAGGATATTTGTTTATATTTTTAAATGCAGAAACTATTTCACCATTCTCTATGTTAGAGGCTAACTCTTTCCAAAAGATGTCATAGTCCCATATACTAGCCAATCCTACAAACGCATTATCATGGCCACATACGTCTTTATTAACAAAGTTTAAAATATTATCATTAGAATCAATCTCAGCAGTAGAATATTTTTCTGGATAACTAGTTGGGTATACTCCTAACCAATTGCCATCCAAGTGTGGTATTTTTGAATCTATAATACAATCAGCTACGATAAAATAAAATGGACGTTGTAAATAAGACTTACATTGTAATGCAGAATATCCTGGCCCAGATCCTTCGTTATCTATATTATCAATGTTAACAAATGTAAACTTATGTAATGGATATGCCAATTCACAATATTCCCTTAAAGACTCCCCTTTATATCCTAATGCTATAACAAATTCATACTCTTTCGGAAATTTTTCAATAATGTAAGATATTATCGCTTTATTATTAATCGGTAATAATGCTTTATTAATATTTTTAGTTAAGTTTTTTAAACGACTGCCTATGCCCGCCGCTAATATTAGCACTGCCGGGGTGTTATGTTCCGCATCAATTTTACCATCAGTACGATGAAATTCGTCGTTTATACGTATAACATCATCTACGTGCGGAGTCGATACTTCTTGTAGTATAATATCTGTTATAGCTATAACACGATGTTTCTTAGGCGGCGTAACATCGAAGAAATCACCTGCTGTCATAATTTTTTTCTCAACAACTCCTTCATCGTTTTCTAACCATACTTCAGCTGTACCTGAGATAATATAATTAGTTTCGTGTTTGAACTGATGGTATTGGTAACTAGTTTTATATCCAGCGTTGATATAAATTCGTTTATAACAATAAAAATCGTTCAATGCTAACCACTCTTCTCTACCCCATGGTTTATGTACTGTTTTGTTCATATATTATATTTTTTTATTGATTTCTATTAATTGTTCCAATGTTAATTTTTTATATCTGAATATATGATAATCAGTAGTACTATCATATACACTATCGTTAGTATTTATAGATTCTTTAATAACATTTTCATATAATAAATTTATTTTTCTTAGATGCCAGACTGATAGAAAGTGATTAGAAATTAAATTCCACCGCGGGCACTGATCTGGCTTTGTATATTCATTTAACTCATCGAATAAAAATAAAAATGGTTTCATAATATCAATTGACGATGCAAAAAAATGATCAATCATTTCGATATTTTTTGGCCAATTATAGTTTGGTGCATTAACGGGGCAACTTATATGAAACTTACGTAAATCAAATGTTGTTAAATTAATTTGATTTTGATAACATAAATCTAATCTAGCATTAATTATCAAATCATATACTGTATTAGTAGACCCAATATAATCTATTAATAGTTGCATTACTTTTTTAGCTCCATACCATCTAGAATAATGTGCTTGTATTCTAGCATTTGAGGCATGCTGAGTATAATGATCGGGCATGTTAAAATTAACTTGTGGTACACATTCAATACGTTTTGGTTGATAACACTGCACATATGTATTTAACAGCTCTGGCTCCCATGAGAAGATAAAATAATCTATATCAACATCGTCATGTTTTAACTTATCATGTGTAGCTGCGCAATATCTAATAATCTCAGATCGCACATTTAAATCACGTTGTTCATGATTTCTGCCAGATAATCCACCTATTAATCCATTCATTAAATAAGCAACTTTCATATATTAGCCGTATCAAAATAATTAATAGTTTTTTTCATAATTTGAATTTAAAAATAAGACCTTCTTTATCGATAAAAGTTTTACCATTTGATGCTATAAAACCTTTATCTTCTCCTATCCATTGTATAACTTCAATTGATTGATTATCGATATAAGCATCGATTATAGGTTTAATTACATTATCTTCATGGCCGTAATCGTCCATAATGATTATAGCATCTGGATAATATTGTACAGCATTTTTAATCATATATAACACTCCATTAGTATCATGCATAGCATCCAAATTTAATACATCGGCAGACGGTAAAATTTTCCAATCTGAATATACGTCAAAATATAAAAACTTTACATTATCACGGGCACTACATCTAGATGTTGATATATCAATATTTTTCATATCATATTCTAATCCAAGTACTTGATCAAATAGATATGAAAATACAATTGAAGAATTACCCTGGCAACTTCCAAACTCGATAACCGAAGCGTATTTATTTTTTAAAAAATATTTCGCAAGATCTTGCTTAAACTTCTTTGATGTTGTATATTTAGCAACATCTTTATTCGGTATCTGATCGATTAGTTGATAAATTTCGTTTAAATTCATTATATAATTCCTTAGGATATGTTTTTATTTCTTCGTTAATAGAATCTAATGCTTCTATCTGTTTTTCTATTGTCAATATATTAAAATTATTCCAATTATCCAAACCTTTTTCTGTCCAACTAAATGGATGACAGTTTAGTTGAAGTTTAGATATTTTAGAAAAATCAATCTCCATCGGATGGCCATATTTCCATGTATGATTTGAATCTGCTAGATATGTTACTGGTAAATTATATATGTTAAATTGGTCTGTATATGTAAAAAAGTTAACATCACTCATGTTAATATAACCTGGAATATGTATCGCATGTTCAATATGCCTCTTTAATGGCCTATGTATAGAAAATTTATTTACAGGATAATCTAATGCTAATGATAATATTTGTGCTTGTTTAATTATATAATTTTCGACATTATCGTTTAGTTCATCGAAATTTCCTAAATGTACATGTACTCCGATATCATGACCTAATTTATAAATTTCATGTATCAACTTACGATTTTTATGAGAAAACGGATTATAGTTATTATTACAAATTTGAAAAACATATGTAGATTTGACATTTAATTCTGATTCTACTTTTGCTAAAGCATGTGCACGCTCTATAGAATATTCTACATCGTGCCGTATAACACAGTATCGTATAGACTCTTTGTTTATTTCATCAAACGTTTTGATCGGTATATGTTCTTGTATTCGGTTTAATATACAACTATATTCATTATATGAAAAGTTATTCATTTATAATCTCAATATTATTATCAAAATCTATTATGCCAGTACCCGTCTCATGTCCGATGGATGATATATCAATTTTTAAATTATCAGATACTGATTGCCAGAACTTTTTCATCGGACTGTTAAAATGAATATCATCATATATAATAAATCCTTTATATTGATTATCTAGCAAATATTTATATACCTGCATTTCAAAATCTCCTAAATGTGCGGTATCTAAAAATATAAAATCAGCTTCTAATAAATGATGCTGTTCGTTTATATTAAAAATATTACCAATTATACGTGTAACATTGTCAGGCTGTTTTTTAATAGAATATATATCAACTACATCATATGTACGTATATGATTAGTTGCGTTGATAGACATGGCAGTACTACTAGTACCATTATGTGTACCTAATTCTACAATTTTAGCATTGTTACATTGTAAACTCATATATCCTAATAGTTTATAATGTTCTTTACCTGCATTACCAATAATTTGTGATTTATGAATTTCCCGCGTAATTAAAGAAACTAACGATGATAAATCTGTTTTGTTAACATCATTATAAATTATTTTCATTTTCATATTCTTTTATCCTTTTTTTTATTATAACCAAGTATTATTTAGATACTGTGATATATTGTACGTACTATTTCTGAATAAACAAATCCACAATCCGACATTACCACTATTAAGTATAACATGATTACATTTACTTAAAATTTGCATAACAGCTAAAAATATCATAGCATTTGTAAGTCGTTGCCCTGCAGGTATATAAAACTGTACTGCTCTGCTATTACATGTAACCTTAAAGGTTTCATCGATTAATATAATATCAGGTATATGAGATCGTATCGTATTTAAAAATTCAATTTCATCTGTTTGTAGCAAAATAGAATGGTCTGGATTCTGTCGCTTTATGTAATGTATACGATCGATCATTTCATCATAGCTAGGCACTTCAGTTTCTGTACGTTTATCACTCCCACGATAACATATAGCAATAGTTTTATTAACATCAATTTTGTATTTATTAAGAATTTGTTTTTCAATATCATCGATATAATTAGATACTTTAAAGTATTTTTTTATAAAAAATGATATGTCATTAAAATTTATTTTTGAGTAATCGCTAAACTGATCTTCTCTTGTATCTAAACTAAATTTAATTTTATGTATATTTTTAAAATCTATATCAGCCGTATCAAATAAAATATGTGTTATATCCTCATCACGATCTTTATATTTCGACCACTGGGCCGATGAATTCACTATAGGTATTTTACCGTATTTATTATAATAAAAAATAATTTTACGTAATCGTACAGTACAACAACTAAAAAATCCTGAATCATGAGTTACGACTAAATTTAAATTATCGTCTACATAACCAAATCTAAGTGAATCTTCCTTAAATCGATCCATGTACATTATCCATATTTAATAGTTTCATAATTTTTTCAAAGAAATTATCCTCAGCTAAAACATACTGATGCGCTCGTTTAAAATTTTCTTCTATGTATGGTAACATAGATTTATACAATTCAATATTTAAACTATTTAATATATTACCTATTTCATTTATATCATTAAAAATAATCATACCGCGAGTGTCAAAATATTCGCCTATACTAGGCATTCCGTAATATATTGGTACAGTGCCTGTCATTAATGGATTAATTAATTTTTCTGTAAAATAAAAATCTTGTCGTTGATTTTCCATTGCAATGTGAAACATATAATTTGTTAGTCCTTCGCTAATAGCTCCAATTGGCTTGTATCCCATACCCATTACATCGATGATATTTGAATGTTTTGCAATTATCTCATGACGTTTAAAATGATCTGCTACTTTACGTTTACCAGACGCTATGATAGAAACTAAATTTGTTTTATCATGATTAATTGTCCTATTTTCATGTTCTATCCAACATCCACCATACGGATAGTATATAAAATTTTCGCCACGATCTAACAAAAACTTTTCAAATGTTAATACATAATCATATAGATGATTATTTTTAGAAATCCAATCATAATGATGAGGTTGTTTACAATATGGCTCAATTAACCATGCTACACGTTTTTTATGACCGGCTTCTGGATATGGAATATACGAGTCTGTATAAAATACTAATTCTTCGTTATTAGACACGTTCCAGTCCCATTCCATAATTTTTGATTCGGTTATTATGGGAGGAAATGTATGGCCAGGCGGAATCGTACGATACATTGACGTATTACCGCTATAAAAACAAGTTGTAAGTGCGGTATCTTTTAATTTAAGTTTAATTTTTTTCATTTGAATTTTCTAAAATATTATTATATGAATTATGTAAATTATAATAGTTAGTAGTATGTATCAAATCGCTATAACTAATACGTTGTTCGGCAATACTAGGATATACTCCGTAACTACGTCCGCGCGATTGTATATAATGTAAGTAATAAATATCGATATTTTTTCGATCAGGATTTTGAGAGTTCCATTCATATCCATCGTCCCAATTGCACGTACTATAATAATCTATAATTATATCAAATATACTAGAGTCGATTACATATGCATGTGTAGTTTTTGCAGCTTTTAATAAAGCTAAGTTACTATCTATCAATACGTTATTTTTAGGATATAAATTTGCCCCTAAATATAATAATTCAAATTTAATACCATGTTTATTTAGTTGTTTTAAAGTATTATCTAAGATAATTAATGCATCATCTTTAAAAGATACATCATCTTCTAAAATTAGAATTTGATTGTAACCACATTCTTTTGCTAGTTTAATACATTCATAATGAGATTTAGTACATCCAATAATACCTGGTTGAATATTAATAGCTGAAAAACGCTCTACTTTATTTTCAATACCTATCTTTTTAAACTCTTTTAAACTCTCGTCCCATCGATCTGGTCTAGAATCTAAATTAATACAAAATATTTTATCGATATTTGTCATACTGTAACTTGTTGTAAATTTTTAAAAACTTCATATAAGTGAATTGCTACATTAGTAGGATTCATAACGTCTTCAATCTTTCTTCTAGCATTGTCAATAATATATTGATAATTTTGATAATTTCCTAATACTAGTTCTATTTTTCTCGTAAATCACTAAAATCGTGCTTACATGTAATATATGTTTCATCTGGTACAAATATATTTGGCGCCGTATCTATGTAACTCATATCAGGCTTAATTAAAATAGAACCGAACATAGCAGCTTCAATATCTCTAGGAGCCATTTCTCCGTAACCATATGGAGCTAAAATTATTTTAGAATCTGTAGTTCTTCTATAATATTCTTCAATAGGTACTCGCTCGCCATTATTTAGTTTAGCTACATTAAATGGCAAGCCTTGTATAATATCTATAACGTTTTTACGATTACAGTCATAATGTGTACTTTGTTCATATCCATGTTCATATACCATATCCTTTGTAGGATATTGAAACATTGCAGATACGTCATTGTATTTATTTGTTATATTATGCCATTGCGGTTGAATACCGGCCCAATGTGTCATTAACCAATTGGTACCTGACAATACTATACGATCGGAATAGCTATCAAAGTCATCTAGTTTATAATTACCTGGCCCCCAATAATATCTTCCTAACTGCCATCCTTGTTTGTATAAATTACGATCTTTAAGCAAGCTACTTTTTAACATTAACAATGCTTTAGACTGCTTGAATACTTCATATGACCCTATTAACGAAGTAGAATCCTGACCATCGATTAGCATATAATCGCCAGTTATCCTTGAAAGAAACTCTAAGCCGTCGTTTACTGATTGGTCTAATGAAACTTTTTTATTAAGAAAGCTGGCCTGTGCTATCCATGCAAAATCGTATGAATCGCCTGTTGTAAATTCAATTCCAATTTCACGTAAACTGTTTTGTGCATATAAAAATGGACGGAATGTACATTCGTTACGATGTTTATCTAACTCGTATAATTTGATTTTGATCATAATGTACTATAGTAATTGTTCTGACGTTCCTGTCTTTCTATTGTCTTTGGATGATATAAAGAATAATCTTCTTCCATTGGTAAGTTAGTATAAGTTTTAAAACCATCTAACCGTTCATGTACTTTGTTTATCCATTTAATATCAGGAGAGTTTTTATAGATTCTCCATTGCCAATCCGGCCAATTTACCCATCCTTCTGAGTTAACAGCCCATCCCCATTTTTGTATATGTTCCTGTGTTAATCCTTCAACAGTATTTACTCTAGGGACTAGTAATACATCTAATTCAGGATTAGATTCTAAAATAAATGGTAATGATTCGATTATAGGAGTACATGGCATTTCATCGGCATCAATTTGAAAAATATAATCACCCGTACAATACGATGTTAGTTTGTTTTTCCAATCAGCAAAATGTCCTTGAAACTCTGCCGCCCATACCGTTAGATGATCCATGTTATGCATTTCATAATGTCGTAACGTTGATACTAATTCATCACTAGCTTTTGTCGTATCCATTAACACAACAATTTCATCTATCAGTCGTTTAGAAGAAAGAAGGAGATCAAGCAATCGCCTAATCTCCTCTAATTCATTACAAACTGTTATTGCGTAACTTATCGTCATATAATGCATTTGTTAAGTCAAACAATTTACCCATGGCCGCTTCAAAGTCTTGGCTATCAAATTTATCTGCCAATTCTGTCGCTGCACGTGATTGGTAAAAACGTCCTTCTTTACCCAGTACTGGGTACTTTTCTTTATCTTCTTCAGATATTGACACTACTGGAGCTACTTCCCAATGTGCATCCTCCATTGTATCACCAGCTACATATAACATTCCCGCAGGTGTTTGCATAAATGCTGGATACCACATTAGTTTACGTTCATTATCCTCTTTAGATAAATCGCGCATTAGTTGTGATATTGTTTCGTGGTATTGTAATTGCGCTGCTGATCCTATTTCAAACATTGAATTAGATACGTATCCTGACTCCATGCATACATAACTAGTAGTATTTGATGATTCATCTACTTCGATAATAACACATTGATTACCTGTAATTGGCGAAATTTCATCATAATCTGCTTTTAATTCTTCTGTCATACTGTTACTTTTTTTAATGTTGGTAATGTTATTTTTGGAGGCTCTGAATTAAGTGCTCCTACTTTATTTAATTTTGGTAGATTAAGTTGTACTTGTGTTGGTACTGAAGACAATGCGGAATCTATAATACCCACAAACTCATCAGCCATTAAATCTAAATTGAAGGCTTCACGTGCTACATAAGCTTGACGCTTCCCCTTTTCTAAATATGTTTTATAGTTATCTACGCAATCACGTAATACCATTGCAGCATAACCATAATCTACCGTAAACCATTCTGTATCTTTTAACAAAAACTGATCTGCTGCTGATGGATGTATCTTAGTTAGTTGGCCTGGTAACAATGTTGCATGTTTAAGAAAATCAATATGACCAGACCAATTTGGAGCAATAACAGGTTTACCTGTCACTGAAAATTCTAATAATGGCCTACCATATCCTTCTCCATGTGTAAATGATATCATGGCTTTAACCTTAGGATGATTATACAAACTATTCATTTCTTCATCTGTCAAGTCCCCATGCAGTACATATATGTTAGGTATATTTTTACCATAAGGAGCAATGATAGCTTGTATCTTTTTCATAACTTCATCTCGATCCATTATACTAAAAGTAGCATGACTAGTCTTAAGAATCAATGCCGGACGATTTTGCGGCGACTTATTTTTAAATGCCTCGCAAAATGTTTTTATTGTCATGGCAACGTCTTTACGATCGGCTCCAAAATCTCCTTTTAACCAATGTCCGACAAACAAGTAGCAGAACGTATCTTTGATGGCAGACAGTTCGTTTAAAACGGTTTCATGTATATCTTTAGTCTGTTTATACACGTTAGTGTCAAGCCCTTCAAATAGAACTTTGATAGGTTTTTCCAAGCGAAGTTCTTTTACTTTTTGATTTGTATTTTTATCTAATACGTCATAGACTGGTTTAATAAAACCTTGTTTAGAATGTTCCGATGTTGTAATAACCATGTTCATGCGATTACATCCTTCAATCCATTCGGGCGAGACTGCATTAGTTTCTATTCCAGCAGTAATTCCTATGTTAAATTTACCAGGAGCTTGAAACTCGTTTGGTACTGACACTTGTATAAATACATCTGGTTGTTTATTAATAGGCTGTCGGGCTATTACATTGGAAATAGCCATATGGTCTGGATTATTAGATTTTAATGCATCCATAGGAGTATTGCCCCATGGTAGAGATATAACTTGTATATCATACTTATCGGCTTTAATTAGACTAAGCACTAAATCTCTTGTATGGTTTCCATAGCCCGATCGAGTAGCTACAGGTCCTTGTATAACTATAAATGGTTTCATAACACTCCTACCTTTTCTATTTTGTTTGACTGCTCTACTTTATATAAAGTAAATTTTCTTCTCGGTGACCATTTTTCTAAACATGTATTAATACATTCAATGAAACGATCTCCCATTCTACGTGCTGACATATTAGATTCATTACCACAAACCCATTTATGTCCTTTAAGTCCATACTCTACACGCGTCTTCTCTGGCATTTCATACCAATACATTATAGCATTTGCTACATCTTTAAAATCAACTCGGTCATCAAAGATATATGGGGTCTGAGGTGATCCTTGCAATGATCTATTAGTTGGGAATACTGGCTTAGACCATATTCCATGTTTCTTATATTGGCCGGCATGATTGGTAGGAAACTCTGTAGTAAACTCTATCCATTTACCTTCCTCATCTTCAAATCGACAATGATCTTGTAATCCGCCAGTTACGTTATTAATGATAGGTGTACCTGCCATTAAAGATTCTGCTCCCGATAAACCAAAGCCTTCATTAGAAGCTATATTAACAGTTACATCTGCTAGATTATAAAAGAAGTTCATCATTTTATTGTCTATTGGCTGATCACTGAAAATGATCTTATAATCGGGGCATACGGCATTTTTAACAGCGTATAGATCAGTACCGTTATCATCAACCGGTTGTGTATGCATTAATAACACACATCGTTCTGCTTTTTCTTTAGGTAAAGATTTACAAAACTCGTTATATGCTAATATTAAATCTCCAGGTTGTTTACGACGAATGTTTCTATTATTCCAAAAGATTACAAAGTCAATATTATTAGTCGTTTTAAAATTAGTTTTAAATTCATTGAATTCATTATATAACGGATGTTCCTCTGTAATAGGCTGTATGTGTTTTTCATTAATACCATGCGGTACCCATTGTACTGCCCATTCTTCTTTTGGATATTTCTTTAAAACATTTAGAACAATATTCTGTGTTTGTCTTGAGATATTCATTAGTAAATCACATGATTCGTAAAACGATTCATTCCAATGCGGATATGGTAAATCGTCCCAAATATTGTAATACATGATAGGAATATGCTGACGCACTGAATGTTCCATTTGATACAGCCATCCCCAAAATCTAGGATCCGTAAAATGCAGTATCGCATCTGGCTTTTCTATTTCTATTAACTGCATTAAGATGTTAGGATCTCCGTATCCACTATACGGATATAGCTTAACATATGCATCTTCAACTCCAGCTTCTTTTTTAGATTCTTCACTTAGATCAAAAATCTTTCCTTGGTCTGGATGTTTAATTGCAGCTCCTAATTGAACCCAATCAAATTCTCTTACTGTGTTCAAGACAATTTCACGTGACATAGTAGCAATACCACTATGCATGCGCATGTCATCAGACAATAATAAAATTTTCTTTTTCTTAGGCTTGTTAGGATCTACTTTTCGTAACTTAGGTAAATTCAAATTCATTACTCTTTTCCTTGTGTAACCGTTCTTTTTGTTTATTATAAATATGCTTTACGATAGTATAACAACCTTTTTGTTAAATCGTTTTGCTGAATTTATTGCACTTTTTGTACCATCTGCTTTAGATCCTTCAGGTATCAAAGCAACCATAACATCGCATGTCTTTGCAATTAGCATGTTCCTATGATGAAACTGGCTTACATGGTATTGTTTGTTATAGTAATCATCTGACATTGCACTGTATAAGTTTCTTGGAGTATGTGCCGGATTAAATTCTTTATAGTTAATTCCAAACTCTAATGCATACTTTTTAGCATACTTATCAGCTCCTTCTTTAGCTCCTCCAGAGATTATGATTAATTCATCTCCAAATTTTCGTTTAAGATCAAATAGTAAGTCTTTAATCTTACGAACATTTTCATATTCTCGACTCCCGACTATTGCTACTTTCATACTTTTACTCGTTTTGCCTTTGGACATAAATTTTCGTTATTTGCAAAATCGCAATACTTGCAATTTTTATTATTCTTCCCTGCTATAGCTATATATTCACGTGCAGTATTATAACTACCATCTTCATTAAAACATTGTTCAATCCAATCCTCAATCTCACGCTTTACCTTGTTACGAGTAGGCTTACCGCTCGCTGGAACAAATGATTGAATTCTCTTTTGAGGGAACATTGCATCTTCTACTAACTTACGCTTAAGAATGATATACTCTACTTTAATCTTTTCAACATCATGGCCATACTGCTGAGAATAGTAATCTTTATAAATTACCAATTGTGCTGTCTTGGTCTTATCTGCCTTTTGATATTTGTTCCATCCAGATGTACTTGTCTTAAAGTCTAAGATAATAATTTCATCCGTACGTTTATCTCTTAATACAACGTCTAAATAAGATATCATCAATATATTATCACGTCCATTTAATACTGGATGACATATAGGTACTTCAATTCCTACTAACTCTTGATTCTTATTAGAGAAATATACTGACCTATTACGTTTCATGTAATTGATAATTGCAATACCGTCACGGAAAAACTCTGCCATTTCTTCTTTGTTAGAAAAATGTTCTTCTGTCTGTGTCACTGCTTCTTTATATAAAGTAGACATTCTTTCACGTAACATACTTTCTAAATCCATTTCATCTGCAGCTTTTGCTGACTTAGTGAATATAGTTGTTACATAGTTCTGTAATGTTTCATGCATAGCCGTACCAAACAATGTATGTATACTTTGCGAAAAGGTACGTAAATTTTGTATATATGCTAACTCCCATTGCTTGGGGCAATTAGAATACATAGTAAATTGTGAATATGATACTTTACGATCGCCCTCTTTAGGTTCTCGCTTACTAAACTCTATAAATTTTTGCATAATCTAAATATAATAACATTTATGCAATTAGACAAATTTATTTTGATAATTGTTCAATTCGTCTGTTTAGATACCATGAAGCCTTTTTAAGATCTTCCAATTCTTTTGCAGAATCTTTCTTTCCTGCCCGTGATATATACTTTATAACGTTGCCTAGGCAAAAGCCTAACTCCCAGGCTTCGACAACTTTGATAGCCTCATATACGTTATCTTTGCCACCATAATGGGTAGGATGATTCACTGCTTCTTTCATTTCATTAATTTTTTTATTTCAGAATCTGTCTTACCGTATAATTTCAATACAGATTCCAATTCTTTACCATTATCTAATTCAAACCAAATATTGATATACTCTTCAGCATCACGTTCTGATACTTGAAAATGTTCTGCAACAAACGTTACTAATTCATTTTCATACTTATCAGACTTTTTACCTTTAATGTATTTAGCAAATATCTTCTTTTTAGGTAAGATGTCTAAATACAATTGATAAACATGTTTACGATCTAATGGTCCAATTGTATATTGTTGAAACATATCAACGAACTCTATTAGATCGTAACTCATGCTTAGCCATCGGTTGATGATATAAGGAGAAAAAGACTTCTGATCTGCTTCTGATAGCTTTTCCCAGGGAGTCTTTTTCTCCGTTATGTTTGATAAATGGTCAAATATTGTTGCTACTTTAGTACTCATTTAGGCATAAATTCTTCATTGATATGACCGCAATCATCACAACGAAATGTTGGTACTGGAATAATTTGTTCTTTACCGGTAGGTGATATTAAAGCAGGTACACGTTTAAATGCATTCACCTCTTTAAAAAATCTACCGCCGCAGTTCTCGCATACAATATCTGTAAGATCTTCTACTCTGAGTCTTGGGCCTTCTGTAGGTTCCATGTTTTCTTTCTTTGCCATATTATCCTTAATATATAGATTATAAGTCGTAATTAATATTTTTATCTGACTTTTGTTCTGGAATTTCAATCAATGCACATTCCGTCATTAGGATCATTGAAGCAACCGAAGCAGCATTCTGTAATGCAACACGTTCTACTTTTTTAGGATCGATGATTCCTGATACATATAAATCTTCATACTGTTCTGTATGAGCATTGTATCCGTATGCAATGTTTTCATTTTGTTTGATATCTCTAATTACAACCGATCCATCGGCTCCTGCATTTGCACATATTTGACGAAGTGGCTCTTCAATAGCACGTAATACAATATTAATACCAATAGTTTCATCTTCATTCTTACCTATAAATGCTGAACGTTCTGCTGCTCTAATCAAAGCAATTCCGCCTCCGGGTACAATACCTTCTGCAATGGCAGCTCTAGTAGCACTTAATGCATCATCCACACGATCCTTCTTTTCTTTCATTTCAATTTCAGATGCGGCTCCAATTGATAGAATTGCAACACCTCCTGCTAATTTTGCTAGACGTTCTTGTAATTTTTCACGTTCATAGTCAGAAGTTGAAGATTCGATTTGACCTTTGATACTTTCTATACGATTGTTAATATCTTCTGTCGCACCTGCGCCGTTAACAAAGGTAGTATCGTCTTTAGTAACAACTACTTTAGAAGCAATACCTAGATCATCTAAACTTACATTTTCTAATTTATGCCCTAACTCTTCTGATACTAAATTACCGCCGGTTAAGATTGCAATATCTTCTAACATTGCTTTTCTTTTATCTCCAAACCCTGGAGCTTTAACTGCTACTACTTTTAATCCACCACGAACTCTATTCATTACCAATGTACTCAATACTTCACCTTCAACATCTTCAGCTACAATAATCAAAGGCTGTCCCGTCTGTACTACTTTTTCTAGGATAGGTAAGAACGATTTCATATTTGAAATCTTTTTATCGTAGACTAAGATGTAAGGTTTTTCATAAACCGTTTCCATTTTAGTAGTATCAGTTACAAAATATGGAGATATGTAACCACGATCGATTTGCATACCTTCAACTGTAGTCAATTCTGTTTGCATTCCTTTTGCTTCTTCAACAGTAATAACACCTTCGGTACCTACCGCCGCCATAGCCTCTGCAATCAACGATCCAATAGCCTCATCATTGTTTGCTGATATAGTTGCAATTTGCTTAATTTGATCAGAGTCGCCTTCAATCTTAACTGCAATTTCATCTAATGAATCTACAATTGTAGCAACTGCAGTATCAATACCACGTTTCAAATCAATTGGATTGGCTCCTGCTGTAACATTTTTTAATCCTGCAGTTACAATAGCCTGAGCTAATACAGTTGCTGTAGTTGTACCATCACCTGCTAGATTAGCAGTCTTGCTAGCAACTTCCTTTAACATCTGTGCTCCCGCATTTGCAATTGGATCTTCCAATACAATTTCCTTTGCTACAGATACACCATCCTTTGTGATTACCGGACTTAGTCCTGGTTTCTCAATCACAACATTACGACCTTTCGGCCCCAATGTACTTTTTACTGCATTCGCTAATGTATCGATTCCAATCTTTAAACCATTGCGACTGTCAGCATTCATAAACACTTTCTTTGCCATAACTTGTTCCTTATTTTAATTCGTTAAGTAATTTTACAATTGTCGACATCATATGTAATTCTTTATCAACTACAAATGAATCTTGATATTGAGATTCTGCCAATATTAATATAACAGCAGCAATATGTCCTTTAGCATACTCATCTATTTCATCAAATAGAAATTTATGAAGATTGGTAAAGTCTTTAACTTTGCTATCTGCGATAAGTTGTCTAATTTCTTTAAAGGCATCTTTCTTGTTAAGATCTCCTTTAAGGATATCTAACAACTTGGTCATGTAATTTGCTTGAATGATACTATCATTATCTACACGTAATTCGCCGTTAATAACTTGACGTTGACATGCATTTAATACACGACGGATATCTGGATATCCTGCATTGATAATTGTAACTAAATCTTTCTTATCATATTTTATACTTTGCTCTTCTAGTATACCTACAACTCGTTTTGCTACATCGGCTTTACTTGGCGGTATAATTGCAAATGCTTGACATCTACTTTGAATAGGATCTATGATCTTTTCAACATAGTTACATGTAAGAATAAATCGAGTCGTATTAGAAAATGTTTCCATTAAATTACGTAATGCAGCTTGACCGTTAGCAGTCATATAATCTGCCTCATCTAATATTACAATCTTCCATTTACGAAATCCAATTGTACTTGCAAAGTTTTTAATCTTTGTCCTAACTGTATCAACATTGTTTTCGTCCGATGCATTGATATACATCACATCCGCATCTACATTGTTAGCGATAATCTTTGCCAAAGTTGTTTTACCGGTACCTGCTTGTCCGTAAAATAACAAATGCGGTACGTCGCCGCTTTCTAAATACAGCTTAACTTTATCAATGATATGCTCATTGCCTACGTACCCTTCTAACGTACCAGGCCTAAAACGTTCCACCCACAAACTATTTTCTTGATTTCCAAACATAACTCTTTGTTATAAATATTAATTACCCGTTGAACCATACCCGCCATCACCACGCTCTGTTTCAGATAGTTCATTTACCTCTTCCATTTCAATTGTAGGATATGGCATCACAACTAACTGGCCAATACGATCTCCTTCTTGGAATCTTTTTAGTCCTGCGAAGTACGCTTTAGGTGGCATCTTATATCTAAATTTAATTTCACCTCGATAACCAGAATCAACTACACCAACACAATTTGTTAGGATTAAATCTGTTTTTGATACTGACGATCGCGGAAATAATAATCCAACATATCCTTCTGGTATCTCAACAGCTATACCAGTATTATATTCAATAAAGCCGTAATGATTGTCAATAGTCGATGCTATCGCAGTCATATCAAGGCCAGCATCTCCCGGCTTTGCATAGCTAGGAGTTACTGCCTTAGGTGTTAATTTCTTAAATCTTACTTTCATATTACGTTGTTTGTAACTGTACTAGATAATAAGTTGATGTATATGTTTTACCGGTAAAGATTGCACGAGCCAAACCTGCCGCTGATACTTCTAATACTGCAGTCTCTGCATCTTTATTTGCTTGAAGTACTTCTTTAAACAAGTTACTTGAAAAACATACTACTGACATGTCTTGGCAAGTTTCGTTTTTACAATCAACTTCAAACTTAATACGATTGGTATTGATAGATGAATAATTCATAATGAATTCTACCTTACCATTCTTACATGCAATACCAAAATTTTCTGATTCAGGTAATGCATTTTTTGCTTTGATAAAGCGGTTTACATAGTCTTTATCCATTGTAACCTTTACACTCCAATCTGGTAATTGCTTTAACTCAGGCACCTGACGAATAACTGATAGATCGGCTAACATAAATGTCATGTTAACATCCTTATCTGATACTGCTAAGCTTACAGACTTTTCAGCAATCTTGTTAACCGATACATCTAAGTCTTCGTTAACTGCTGAAAGCATTTTTACTAATTGCGGAGTAGCATAAACACCTAATTCATTAGTACCTAAATCTAAATTGGCAGTTACACTACCGATAACATTCTGATCATCTGTAATGAATGATGTCTGAATTGATCCATTTTCTGCAACCCATTTAACTGATGTAGTTGCTCCGGCCAAATGATAACGACCGATAAAATTTAAAAGTTCTGTCTTTTTCATATTATTTATTTTGTTTCGAAGAATTGATTAAAAGTGTTTTCATTAGTTGATACAATATGCGTTCCACCAAACTGCATATAATGATGACGATACTTCTCATAGGTATGAATGGCATTGTCCGGATCTTCAAACATCTCATTCATACTTTTAAGAATTTGATAAAGGTCGCTAGGTACAATAGTCTCTAACAATTCCATATGAGCATCACATAACTCATTTACCATATCAATAGTCTTGTTAAATGCAAATACATTATTCAAAACCATTTTCAAAGTACAATCGCCGTCATATTTAGCTACATCGCCAAATGTCATTGCAATCGGGTGACCAAATGGATTAGGCACTTTATCTTCCGGATTATATGGAAGATTATCACCTTTAGGAAAATATAAATGACTGAACGTCATCTTACTTAATTGAGGTGAATGCAAATACGTACCATATACTGGATACTGACCTGGCGATGAACTATCTGTTGATACTTGTATTCTACCGTCAAAATGCTTATTGAAATTCTTTTGAAGTATACTTAATAAATAGAAATCACTAATTTTAGAAATGCCTAACAAGTGAATGTATCCATTACGTTTCTTTTCAAACTCTCTGTTTTGTAATAAAACTGCCAAGGCATAGAAGAAGTCGACTAATTTTTGAGGACCACCTACACACCATCCGCCAAAGTCAAAGTCTTTAACTTGTTCATACCAATGAGAATATTGATG